CGAGATATAGCAAGGCAGATCCTACGGCATCGGTCATTTTCTTTTCAAGAGTTTAGTCAGCGGTATGCTGATCCAACACAAGATCTAGAGTTTGTGGTTCGTGAAGCACGACTACAAGATCCAGTCAACCGTCAGAACTCAATTGAGATTGAGAACGACCCCTCTATTCAAGAGGATGTAAAAATGACTGAGATGCTAACGGAGTGGAGACGAAGACAGCATGGTCTTATAAATCAATCTCGAGATCTATATAAATGGGCAATTGATCACGGCATTGCAAAGGAGCAAGCAAGAGCAGTATTGCCTGAAGGATTAACTATGAGTCGGATGTATATGAATGGCACATTGAGAAGTTGGATACACTACATAGAATTACGCAGTGCTAATGGCACACAAAAGGAACACATGGAAGTAGCACGGGAATGCGCAAAAGTTATTGCCGATGTATTTCCATTAGCAAAACAATTAACAAACTAGAAGGCAGGAAAGAATGCAAAAAACATATTTGGGGGTGAAGATCGACCTTGATAAAGATGAGAACCTATCAGAACAAGGACTAAAACTATTAACAGATTATTATTGCCGTGAAGATGAAGAATCCCCACAATATGCATTCGCTCGTGCTGCACAAGCATACAGTTATGGCGACAAAAAACTAGCACAGAAGATTTACGACTATGCTGCCAATGGGTGGTTTATGTTCGCATCCCCTGTGTTGTCCAATGCTCCTAAACCTAAAGAAAAGGTTAAGGCATTGCCTATATCATGCTTTCTTACATATGTCCCTGATACACTTGAGGGACTAATTGACCACACTGCAGAATTGCGGTGGTTATCAGTGAAGGGTGGAGGAGTAGGTGGTCATTGGAGTGCTGTTCGATCAGTATCGGATATTGCTCCTGGACCAATTCCATTCCTTCATACAGTAGACTCCGATATGACAGCATATCGACAAGGTAAAACGAGGAAGGGGAGTTATGCAGCATACATGGATATCTCGCACCCTGACATTGTTGAGTTTCTTAATCTGCGGATTCCTACTGGGGATGTTAACCGCAAATGTCTTAACTTGCATCACGCAGTTAATGTGACAGACGACTTTATGACCGCAGTCCAAAACAACGGAGACTGGGATCTAAAAGACCCTAATGATGGAACCGTCAGGGAAACAACAAAAGCAAGAAAACTCTGGGAGTTGATACTTGAAACAAGATTCCGCACAGGTGAACCCTATGTCAACTTTATTGACACAGCGAACCGTGCACTCCCAGAGACAATGAAACAGAAAGGTTTAAAGATCAATGGATCTAATCTTTGTAACGAAATTCATTTACCAACAAGCGAAGATCGTAGTGCAGTATGTTGCCTATCATCTGTCAACTTGGAAAAGTTTGACGAGTGGAAAGATACTACTCTTATTGCTGATCTTGTTCGCTTTCTCGACAATGTGCTCCAGTTCTTTGTAGATCATGCTGGAGACGAGATTAGTCGTGCACGATATTCTGCACAGCAAGAACGAAGCATTGGACTTGGTGCGATGGGATTCCATTCGTATCTACAAAAGTTAAATGTTGCGTTTGAGTCTAACGAAGCAGCAGCAATCAATCGTGACATCTTCAGCATTATGCAAGAACAAGCAATTGCAGAGTCAATTGCAATTGGTAAAGAAAAGGGTGAAGCACCTGATATGGAAGGCACTGGTCGTCGCAACGCACACTTGCTTGCGATTGCTCCAAATGCCAACAGTTCTATTATCGCTAATACTTCACCATCAATTGAACCTTGGAAAGCAAATGCATATACACACCGCACTCGTGCAGGTTCGCATTTGGTTAAGAATCCATATCTGGAAAAGGTTCTAGAAGAGTTGGGCAAAAACACTCAAGATATTTGGTCTTCAATTATTACTAATGGTGGTTCTGTTCAACATTTAGACTTCCTGAATGAACATCAAAAGAAAGTCTTTAAGACTGCTATTGAAATTCATCAGGACTGGGTGGTATATCATGGTGGTGTCCGACAAGAGTTTTTGTGTCAAGGACAATCCCTCAATATATTCTTCCCAGCAGGAGCAAGCAAAAAATATTTGCACAAGACACACTTCGACGCATGGAAGTATGGTTGTAAAGGACTATATTATCTAAGAACCGAAACATCGAATCGTGCAGAAAATGTTGCTCTTAAAATTGAAAGAGATCGTTTGGTCGAGTTTAATGAGACTGCCTCACAGGATGAATGTGTTGCATGTCAAGGATAGATGAGGAGTTAATTATGAAAGGTATTCAAATTTTGGGGATCGCAATGATCCTCTCAGTGCTTGGTTTTGAGGCACATGCAGATGGAAGAACTTATGGTGAAGTCCAAGACCATTATGTGAATAAAGTTGTTGACGAACCACATGTAACTACGGTATGCTCTGATCGAGTAATTGGTGGTGATAAGACTGGTGATACACTGATGGGTGCTATCATTGGGGGCATCATTGGCAATCAGATTGGAGATAGTAAAAATAATGGAGCAGCAGGTGCAGTGATTGGTGGTATGATTGGTCACAGCAATAGTGATGCTGAAGGGAAAGTCGTTCAAGAGTGCAGGAAAGTTACAACATACAATCGTGTTTATCGAGAAGCATACTCGCATAGCACTGTGACTTTTGTTCATAACGGACGAGAATATAGATTAAGATTTCAACGATAGAAAAGAGGGAAGATGATGGAAGTAGTCGTATACTCCAAGAGTAATTGTCCATTTTGCGTTAAGGCAAAGGACTGGTTGGATCAACATGGTATCAGTTTTACAGAGAATAAACTGGACGATGAAGAACAACGCATGGCATTTTACCAGAAGATTAATGGTGTTGCCGAAGAAGTTGGTAAAGGTTTTGAGGTTCGTAGAGTGAACTCAGTTCCGCAGATTTTTATTGATCAAAAACACATTGGAGGGTATGACCAGTTGATGAAGAAAGCAGATGACATCCTGAAGAAACGCAGTGGTGGTCTGTTGGAATTTTCCAAGACATACAAACCTTTCCATTATCCATGGGCAGTAGAAATTACTACACGCCATGAGAAGGCACACTGGATCGAAGACGAATTGGATTTATCCGAAGATGTGACTGATTGGAAGTCTGGTAAAGTGACTGCAGTAGAAAAGGAGTATATCACAAACATCCTTCGACTCTTTACGCAGTCTGATGTTGCGGTTGGTCAGAACTATTTTGATCAGTTTATTCCTAAGTTTAAGAACAACGAAATTCGTAACATGCTTGGTTCATTTGCATGTCGTGAGGGTATTCACCAACGTGCATATGCTCTGTTGAACGAAACACTTGGACTTCCTGATTCTGAATATCATGCATTCCTAGAGTATCAGGAGATGACCGACAAACTGGATTATATGACGGATGCAGATCCTTCTACAGTTCGTGGTCTTGGTCTAGCACTTGCTAAGTCTGTGTTCAACGAAGGTGTAGCATTGTTTGCTTCTTTCGTTATGCTTCTAAACTTTCAGCGTTATGGTAAGATGAAGGGCATGGGCAAGGTTGTTGAATGGTCTATTCGTGACGAGTCTATGCATGTGGAAGGTAATGCAAAGTTGTTCCGCTCCTATTGTTCAGAGCATCCACGCATTATTGACGAGCAGTTTAAAGCAGAAATTTATGAGATGGCACGAGTTGCTGTAAAACTTGAAGACAAGTTTATCGAACTGGCATACAAGATGGGTGATATTGATGGACTGAGTGCTAATGATGTTAAGCAATATATTCGTTATATCACAGATCGTCGTTTGCTTCAGTTGGGGTTGAAGACAAACTTTAAAGTAAAAGAAAATCCTTTGCCATGGTTGGAGTGGGTATTGAATGGTGCAGACCATACCAACTTCTTTGAGAATCGTGTAACTGAATATGAGGTTGCAGGACTTACAGGCAAATGGGACGACGCATATGATGAAGCATGTGAAGATGGTGTCTGTGCTATCTGATGTTACATGTGTTCATGCTAGTTGTAGTATTTGGGACTGGGGATGCTCGGAAAGAGCAACCCAACCCAATGTATTTCTACAGCGTGAACCGTTGCTTGTATTTTGCTGAAGCGATAGTTCAACAACACGGTAATTATAGATACAGTCATTATATAGATCCAAAGGATCGAGTAACAGCATATTGTAAACCTGTTTATGTGGATCCTAAAACGATCAAACCAGAGATTTACAAATAACTATATAACAGTAATTAAACATAAAGGAAGGTTGAATGTCAAGAGAAAAAATCGTTTTCGAACTGGAATGTGAAGGTTGTGGTATTGAGTATGAGTTGACCTATATAGAAGATAGGGACTCAGAAGACCCAATCTACTGCCCATTCTGCGGTTGCGATATCGATCTCGATGATGTCGATGAGGTAGACGAAGAATCTGAGTCTTTCCTCGACGATGACATAGAGATGGACGAACTTGATTTTGAAGATAGAGACTGACTATAACAACCCATGGAAATACAAAGGCAAACCATTTACCTCTGATGACATTGGAGAATGGATTGGGTTTGTCTATCTACTAACTGATCCCAAAGGGAAGAAGTATGTGGGCAAAAAACTATTCGTGTCTAAACGAAAGTTGCCCCCATTAAAAGGTAAGACTCGCAGACGGACTACGATCAAAGAGTCAGATTGGAAAACATATTATGGTTCAAGTGAAGAAGTCAACCGACTGGTTGAGGAACAGACTGAGTTCCAAAGAGAGATTCTCCATCTCTGTAAAACCAAAGGAGAACTATCCTACTTAGAAGCAAAAGAGCAGTTTGACAGAAATGTTCTGTTGACTGATGAGTATTATAATGGTATAATAAACTGTAAAATACATAGCACGCATGTGAAGGGTTTGAGAAATAATGAAGATACAGAGTTTTGATGGAATTAAAAAGTTTAAGTTCCAAGCAGGTGATGAAGATTCCAATGCAGCACGATTCCGTGAATTAGATTGGTTAGCAGATTTCCTAAGTGATGATGCATATAATCTAGAGTTTGGGGTATTCTCTGGGGCAACAATCAATTGCCTCGCAACAGCACGACCAGATCTACAGTTTCATGGATTTGATTCCTTTGTGGGATTGCCTGAAGATTGGGATATGGGTGCAAAGCATGTCAAGAAAGAAGCATTTGATCGTAAGGGCGAGATGCCTGAAGTCTGTGACAATGTTAAGTTATACAAAGGTTGGTTTGAAGACACAATCATTGATTGGAAAAGATCAGTAAGTCCGACAGGATATCTTAAACCTGAAAAGAATATTGGTTATCTCCATGTTGACTGTGACATCTATGCTTCAACAGTAACTATTCTTGAGCAATTGAATGATGTAATTGTTCCAGGAACAATCATTCGGTTTGACGAGTTATGTTGCTGGCGAACCGCATTCAACGAAGCATCCCCACAAGGCAAAGCATACCGTGTTCCATACACTACATGGAAGGAACATGAATGGAAAGCACTTAACGAGTGGTTGGAAAACTATAATCGGAATGTTATTCCGATTTGTCGTAATTGGTTTCAGAGTGGAACAGTAATCGTAACACAATGATTATCTCACATAAGCACAAATTTATCTTTCTTAAAACTCGCAAGACTGCTGGTTCAACATTCGAGAAACTTGTGTTTCCATTGTTGGGTGAAAAAGATATTTGCTCAGGTTCTACTCGAGACGGAACACCTGCATTAAATCTTCCACCTGACACTAATGGGCATGCTGTGCCTAAACCAATTGATGGATATTATTTCTTCTCTATTGAACGAAATCCATGGGATAAAGTTGTGAGCAGTTATTATTGGCATCAACATATTAAACCAAAACAGTTTGGTAATATGGAATTTGAGGAATATGTAATGACATGTCCTCTACTGCCAACTGATTGGGATAATTATCAGAAGTGTAATATGGTATACAAATATGAAGAAATGGAGCATATGTATATGACTCTGCGTTATCATTTAGGACTTGACATCGACCTTGATCTAATGTATACTACTAGAGTTAAATCGCAAACTCGTAAAGTCGAAGACTATCGGGAAGTGCACACACCGAAGACTAGGAACTATGTTAGCAAGGTGTTTAGGAGAGAAATAGAAAGGTTTGATTATGAGTTTTGATAATATCAGAATTTTTATCGGCACTTCATCGAATGGCGAAGATGCTGAGATTGAAATGGCATATGAGCATAG